TAGCTGCCGCCGTACCAGATGTAGCCCGACGAACCGATGACGGTGCCGCTGCCATCCACGTCGTCGAACACCCAGAATTTGCCGGTGTCGGCGTCCGTGTTCCTCAGGGTCTGCGGCAGCTCGGAGGGGTCGTCGATGTCGTCGGTCTGCAGCGTCAGCACGAACATGTCCAGACCGGCCGGTCCGCGCGGCCCGATGATCGCCGCCATCGTCAGCGTGCCCTGGTCGCCGTTCACCTCGAAGGTGGCGATGAACTCCTGCAGCGGGACGGTGCCGGTCGGGTCGGGCGGCACCACCACGGCGTAAAGCTTGGCGTTGACCAGGTAGTCGGCGAGGAAGGTGGTGTCGCCCACCGCGGCTGTCATCCGATCACCCGGCCCGCCGCCAGTCACGCATCGGCGTGACGTTGCTCGGTGCCGCGGCCGGGGTCCAGCCCGGATACCAGCTCTGCTGGATCGGCGGCTGGAAGGGCAGCAGCGTCGAGGCCGGGTCGGTGAGGCTGAACGGGGTGGTGTCGGGCGGCGCGGTGAACGCGAACGGCGCCAGGCCGCCCGCCACGTTACCCAGTTGAACTTGGCTGAACGTCACGTCGTAGATCAGCGGAAACGTCAGCCCGAGCGCCGCCGAGTTGGATGCCAACTCGACGTTGGGTGAGTCGGCCACATTGATCGAGCACAGCTGGCCGGTCGTCCAAATCCTGCCGGTGCGCGGCGGTAGCGCGATGGCGGCCGGACCGACTCGTGACGTCGATCCGGGGTTCAGCATCACCACACTCACCGCCGGGGTGCCCGAGGAGACGGTGAGTTTGCTGGGGTCGGCAAGCATCTGTGTCTGCGGTGCGTCGGCCAGCGCGCCCACGAATGTGACGGTGTACGGGCCGCCGTTCGGGCCGGTGACGGTGACGTTGCCCGCACCGATGGTGGATATGGCCTGCAGCGCGGTCTGCACCTGCGCGGCGGTGGCGCCCGGCGCCAGGTACGGGCTCACCCACACGCCGTTGAAGTTCAGGCCCCAGGTGCCGCCGGTGATGGCGCCGATCAGCGTCACCGTCTGCTGGCAGTTGGCGTTGGCGCTGATCTGGTAGTTGGAGACAAAAGCGGTGAACCCTTTGGGTAGCCGCGCGGTGAAGGTGACCAGCGCCTGCACCGAGTCCATCTCGGGTGTGCTGGCCGTCGAGTCGCCGGCCGGGTCGTTGGGGCACTGGTAGTCGCCGGTCACATTAAAGAACGTCAACGTGGTGGGCATTACTTGCTCCTCGGGCTCGGCGCGGCCACCCGCGTTTGTCGGGTCTTGCGGCTCCCGCTGTGTACCTGTTGGATCACCACGTCGCCGTCGCGTGGGTCGTCGCCGAACCGTTGGGGTGCCAGTTTCGGCGCCACGTCGACCATGGTCGGGTGCAGCGCGGCATCGAAATGCACCACGTTGTCCTCCATCCGCAGCGCCGGGTCGTAGCAGTCGTTGGAGAACCGGACCTTCCCGCCGACGCGGATCTCGACCCGCACCGGCGGTGTGGCGGGCTGCTTAGCTTCAGCGGCGGCCATTGCGTCCTCCTGGGATCGGCGGTAGGGGCGGGGGAGCGCCGTACGGCTCACGCGGGTCGCGGCGCCGCCGACCGATGGCGCTGCGGGGTTGCGGGGAGGTGCGGGGGGTGATCTGCATCGGCACCGCACCCGGCGGCGGCGGTCCCTGCACCACGATGGCCTTCGAGTCGGGCAGCTCGCCCACCTCCTTGGTTTTCCCGGCGTTCTCCGCCACCACTGCGGCTCCGACCTCGGCGCCCGCGAGGATGGCGCCGACGAACTCGTCCACCTCGCGGGGGTGTAGGTGGCGCGGCAGCATCAACAACCCGTCGGGGGCGACGCTGACCTGCCAACCCCCGTAATCGATCACATGCCAGCCGCCGGGCAGAATCCGGACGTTCGCGGTGGCCTCTTCCTTGTCGCTCATCGCACCGCCTCAAAGGGCGCGAACTTGAAACCCGCCGCCTGCTCCATGGGCACGGCCAGCCCGAACAGCTGCGCGCCGCCCGGATTGAAGTCGTACACACCCAGCTGGCCGTCATTCCACAGGTTCACATAGACGGTGCCCTGCGCCGGGCTGGTGTGGTTGGCGGGGACGACGGCGTAGCCGTTGATCGGTGTGATGGCCTGGTTCACGTTCGACGAGCCGCTGTAGTGCGGCATGATGTTGACCTCGGACAGACCGTTCCCGAGGCCGCGCGAAATAAGCGTCCCGGTGCTCGGGTCTCCCAACAACACCTCGCAGCCGATTTTCAGTGGGGTCAGCGACAGGTTGGCGCCGCCCGCGCCGATGTGCCCCCACACGATCGGCGTCCACGGGAACGGCTGCGGCGGGAACGCGAAGCTGCCGATGGGGGCACGCTGGCTGACGCCGCTGTAGTGGGAGAACGCCGATTCCGGCATCGAGTAGAACTGGGTGGCGAACTGCGTCCTGCTCAACGGTTTCCAGATCGCCAACCCGCTGTCGGTGTACTCGCCGCTACACGCCAGGATGTCCCCGGCCACCGGGGTGATGCTCTGCTCGTCCACGTCGGGGAAGGTGTAGAGCGGGGTGATCGGTCCGGTCGGTCCGGCGGGCACCGCCAGGCCGTACACCCAGCTCGGCTCCATGGTGGTGCCGCTGGTGCTGATGTAGCTGGTGGTGTCCGGGTAGGTGGGTGCGGGCTGCGGGGGGATCAGCTCGACGTTGGGGGTGATGTCCGGGACTGGGCCGGGTGCGCCGGTGGTGCCGATCTGGAAGACCCGCCACGAAGTCCCGTACCACACGTAGCACAGCAGCCCGACGATCACGCCTTCGGAGATTTCGGCGATCTGCCAGTATTTGCCGATGTCGGTGTCGGTGTTGGTGAGGTTGTCGGGCAGCTCGTCGGGGTTGCTCACCACCGGGAGGGTCTGGCGGCGCAGCTGGAACTGGGCGCGGCCGGGGAAGCCCTGCGGGCCGACCAGCGGGTCGAGGTTCATGTCGCCCTGGTCGGCCATGATCTCCGCCTTGGCCGAGTACATGTTCGGGGTGTCGGGTGGTGTGACCTCCGCCGACAGGGTGAGCCGGAGCAGGTAGCTGGCCAGGTAGATGAGGCTGCCGATGACCGCCGGCTGCTGCGGCGTGAGGTCGGAGACAGAGGTGTCGGTGGAGATGGTCATGGCTCGTCCATCGTGTCAGCCCGCGGCGGCGGCGGCGGGTTGCCACGCTGCTCGCGCGGTGTGTCCTCCCAGGTGATCTTCGGTTTGACCGCCCACGGTGGGGGTAGCTGCTGGCCGGGCTCGCCGTCGCGCAGCGCCGCCAGCCGCCGCGTGTCGGGCGGCAGGTGCGGGTCGTCGGCGCGGTGCTCGGCCGCCAGCTCCCCGGCCGCGTCGTCGGCTGCGCGCGCATCAACGTAGTAGTAGGCGTTGCCGTAGACGCCGGGCGCGCGGTAATGACGTTTCTTGATGTACGCCTTCCCGGTGCGCCGGAATCCCAGCAGCGCCAACGTCCACGCGATGGCCACCTTGGGTTGCGTCATGTGCACCCCGGACAGGTCGACGACGTGCCCGTCCGGGTCGTTGGGAAAGTCGAGCGCTTCGTAAATCTCCAGGTAGGCCGCCTGCGTTTTCAGCATCTCCAGCGCGGTCTTACGCTCCTGGCCGGTCAGACCCGCCTGGGCGATGGTCTGGTGTGTCAGCTCACCGTGCTCCCCGAACTGCAGTTTCGGCGGCCCGGACAGCTGCGCGTAGGGGTTGCTGCGATCGGGGAAGGCGTACCGGCTCTGCGGGTTCGTGTTGCGCGGACCCGCGCCCACCCCCGGCATTCCCTCCTGGATTCTGGTCATCCGAATAGTGTTCCTTCCCCGGCGAGCTCGCCGACCAGCGAATACACCGCGGCGATGGTCTTGAACGCGGCGTTGAACGGGTCGGCCTTCAGCTTGTCCTCACCAATCTTCATGGACACCACCAGCGGCTGACTCCAGCTCCACTCACGTTTGATGCTGACAGCGTTGTCGACGTAGATGATGCCGTTCTGCTCGAATCCCACCCGGTCGCCGACGCGGTAATCGAGGTTCGCGATCCACGGGTTGCCGTCGCGGGTCTCGGCTTTGAACGCGGCGAACGCCCTGGTTTTCCAGTCGCCGCTGCGCAGCGTGAGGATCGACGCCAGCGTGTACGCGGTGCCGGAACCCTTCTCGAAATGCTCCTGCCACGCCATGTCCCCGGCGTTCAAAGCGCGGATCGGGTCGGTGAACCGCTCCCAGGCCAGCAAACTGTTGTCCAACTGTCCCTGATAGAGATTGTCCAGGCCAGCGCCCACCGGGGCGGCGCCCTGCGTTCCGACAGCAACGCCGCCGAGGCCCCCGCCGAGGCCTGCGGTGATCACGGTTTGCAATTGCGACAGCCCGTAGCGGATCGCGAACGTCTGCGCCTGGTTGACGATGCTCGGGGATTTCGATCCGGTCATGATCGTTTTCACTGACCCCTTGTGCCAGGTCAGGTCGGTGTTGATCATGCCGTTCCACTGGCCGTCCCACCAGATCACCTGGGGCGGCGCGGGGGCAACGCCGAGCAGCTGTTCGATCAGCTGGGTCTGCCCGACCCCGGACGCCTCCTCCACCGGCTCCCCGTTGAGCACCCCGCCGGGGTCGAACGTATCGCCGGTGTTCAGGTTGATCGCGATCGGGGTGATCAGGTCGTCGAGGGTGACCGCCACCGTGTCCAACAACCCGTCGGCGGCGGTCCCGGTCGGGCCGGTGGAGCCGCTGATGTCCTCGAACGCGCAGACCACCGCGTTGCGCAGCGGGGCCACCAGCTTGCCCAGGTCGGCGGCCAGCGTCTGGTCCAGGTTGCCGAGGTTGATACCCAGCAGGCTCAGCAGGTCCGGCGCCAGGTTGAGGATGTTGGCCAGCTCGATGTTGGGGCTGTCCGGGTCGGTGGTCAAGTAGGTGTAGAACCGCATCTGGCAGCCGGCGTCGGTCAGCAGGTCCTTGAAGCTTTCGTGCCAGGTGGTCCAGGTGGCGCCGAGCGTGGTCCACCGTGAGGTGTCCAGCACCGGGTCGACGAACGCGG